ATTAAATAAAGAACTATCTAATCCAAATACATTGCACATCGCTCTAAGCGTTACATCACCTTTTTGCACCAACTGTAAATCTGTTGAACTCATACCCATCTGAATATAAGATAAATCTTGATTGGTTACCTTTACTTTACCAAAGTTTTTAGTTCCTGCTGTTTCTTGGTCAAAAGCCCCTTGAACTGCCTTAGCTTCATCTTGTTGCATTGGTCTGTCACCCTTGTTAGTAATCATCCCTGCAATACCTCTATTCTTTAATAGGTGTGCATCTGCTTCCCATCTATCATTCCCAACCTCAACAACATTTCTTGCAACCTCAAAAGCACTAAGCCCATCAAAAGACTCTTTTACATCTGAGTAACTTGGATTGAATAACATTATATGCTCCAATTCTTCTCTATCAAACACCCTTGTATTTACTCCAAATTCAAATTTATATCTTACATTAGGTAAAAAGAAATTAGAGGTTGTAAGAGCCTCTACATTTTTGGAAGGTAAAACGTCAACTTCTTGAATTATACCGTTTAAATGTTCAGCGTGCAGGTAACTATTGCCATTTGCAAGTAAATAAACCAATAGCCTTTCATCAATATCTGACCATGTATAGCTTTTCCCATCGTTAGGATTAGCCATTAAATCATGTATGGTAGTATTTTCTATAATTTCATAAGTTCCATCTGATTGTTTTTGCTCAACAATCCAATCAACAGACTTAAATACATCCACTATCTTTTTCAAAACAGAATAAGCATCTACATTTGATTCGTAGGTTTCATCTAAAGAAGGGCTTTGATTCAGCTTAAATTGATACGGCTTAAACTCTGAAATATTTATTGCGTTTCCTAATGACTTTTTATAAACATTGAATTGCTTATAATCTTTAACAAAAGAATTTAATTCACTTAATACTCCCATAAAAAAAAATAGTACAAGGCATCTTCACCTCGTGATTATAAATAATCTTTACAAAGTTAGCCATTATTTTTCATAAATAGCAATTATATAAAAATAAAATTAGATTCCTCAACTAAATCATCAAAAGCATATCGAGTTGCGTCGATTAAATGGTTGTATTTATCGATAGGAGTATTACTTTTCCTGTCATTCCAGACATAATTGTTTAGCTCCTTAACATAATTCTTGCCCTCAACAATAAAATGATAGTTAGCCATCCTTGCAATACCGTTTTTTATGCTGTCTTTTCCTTTTTTACATGGTACAACATTAAATCCAGCTAACTGCAATTCACTTATCAAACGAGGTTCAGCATTATCTGCTACTATTAAGTCATTTTGGTCAACTATATTGGTTAGTAAATCAATTATTTCATTAGTTCCTAAATGCTGTTTATATAGATATTCTTTTAAATATAAATTATTATCTTTTACGGCAACCTTAACTAATGTTGTGGGGTCTGTTACATAACCAAAATCCATTCCCCAAATAAAAGGTAGCGACTCATCAAACTCTCCTATTTCCCAATCATTAAATATAACTCCTTCAGCTTTATTTAGCCACCCTCCAAGTATCATGTGTTTATACTTTACTGGATTTCTAGCCTTTATAGACTCAACACTTTTTATAAATGAATCATCTAAATTCTCTAAGTTGTCTAGGTAAGTTGTATGAATGTAAGTGGTATCTTCATAGACACCATTAAAGCCTTCATTAACACCTCTATTTTCAAAGAATTTCTTATATATCCAATGCTCTTTAGTTGATGGGTTTAAGATTAATACAATTTTGTTATAAACTCCTTTAGTTCTAATTGATAAATCTATTTTATCAAAATTACTTTCGCTTTCTTCTTCCTCAGCTTCATCATATACCCACGTGGTAATTCCTTGTAAAGATTTTAAAGCTGCCGTTTGGTTTCCAGAAGACGTTTTAACACCTTTGAATATTATTGAACTCCCTGTGCTTATATTAACAATGGAATCGTTTGTCACTTTGAAATGATGCCCTACATTAAGCAGTTCTATCTTCTCAATAAATTCTGGTATTATAGAAATCTTTGCACTCGTTAATGTGTATCTAGTAAACAGAATCTTTTGATTAGACTCAAAGGTAAGTACACATAAGTAAAGAGCAACGCTAAAAGACTTGGAACTTCCTCTTCCACCAGTAAGTAAACAGTATCTAGTGTCTTTTTTATTTAATGGTTTAAATTTATCGTGAATTTTAATCTTCATCTGTTTTATAAAAGACTATTTGAGTTGGCTCTAAAGAATCCCCGTTAGTGGTTACATCAACACTTTCCTTAGGCTTGCCCCATCTGTATTGAAAATATAATTGGATAGCTCTAAAGTCACCCAAATTAACTAATTTACGCAACTCTTTAATTACGCTATCACTTTCAATTATATTATCTAATCTTTCAATTAGTTTTGTTTCGTCTGTTTTACATGGTCTACCTGCTCCAGCGTTACCGCCTTTCTTTGCACCATTATTTTTTCGTCCATCCATATCAATATAAAATCATTTAATTAATCCTTTATCTTATCTAATAATCATTATTTTTTTAATTAAGGCTTATATTCTCAAAAGTAATAAAGCAATCATTATATTCTAATGTCATATCATCTATTTCAATAGTAGTCCATTCGCAATCTTCACCTTCGTATTCTCTAAGCTCTTCTAGAGTTGCATAAAAGCCTTCTAATGGATTACTAAGACTTTCTGCTATATTTATATCAAGCTGAGAATATGGGACGAACACGAGAAAAGTCATTTTATCAAAGTTAAGTAGTCTAAATACATTTTAAGATGATTTATTGCTTTTTTAATATCCTCTTCTTCATCATCCTTTTTACCACTTCTCAATATATATTCAAGTGCTGATGCTTTACAATGGCTCAACTCAAAATCATGTATTACATCTATTGCTTTAATTCCTTTGTACTTTCCAAGATAATAACTTGGCGTGTTTCCTTTTACATAATTATTCTTATTTTCCTCGCTTCCTTTTGTTTTGTATTCGTAAATCATATTATAATTATTTAAATTTAGTTTCACTATAATCTTCAATTAACATCGGTACGGCTATTGCCTCTTTTCCATCTATTACAACACCGCAGCCTATTGCTGGTTTTTTACCTGCTTTAGCATATCCAAATGCGTACGCCTCATGGTCAATTCCAGAACCAACTTGCATTCCAAATACTCGATTCTTTCGACCTACAACATATTCAACATAAAGTTGAGTGTGTAAGTGACCTTGTACAACACTTTGCAAATCTGCTTTACATTTACCTCTCGCAGTACCTCCTTCGCCATGAGCATACAGTACCCCATTTATTTCTAACTCTGTGTGAAATCTCCAATTAGGAACGCCTAGCACCTCATTGTAATCTCTAATCCATTCTTTAGGAACTCCTCCAGATTGTGCTTTACGCATTATCAGTCGACTATGGTTGCCTATGATGACATCTACGTCTGGAAATTGTTTATAATATCTAGCCAATCGTTTCTTAGCAAAAGCTAACTCATCACCGCCCCCCATAGCATTTGCATCTGTTTCATGATAACTACTGAAGTGATTATCTAACTCGTCACCAATATGAATAACTCTATTACAATTATACTTTTCATAGGTATTTACTAAGAAATCTAAGTAAGTATCCAAATCGAATGGACAATGCGTGTCCCCTATGATTAGTATGTTTTCAACCTCTTTTGTTCGATGTTTTCTTATTAATTCTTGTTCTTTTGCCGATAATCGTGGTCTGTACCCTACTTTTTCCATTTTGTAAATATAACAATTATTTTTTTAATTATTAAAACAGCATTAAAACGCTGTAAAGCTCGTTGTTATTATTTTATTTCTATTATTTCTTTTATTTCATTTCCATAACTAACGGCTACTTTAAAACCTTTGCTTTTTAATTCATATAATCTGTATTCTTGTAAAGGACTTAATTTTCCATTCAATACTTTACACTCAATAAAATAAACTTCATTTTTTTTAATTGCTAAAATATCTGGGATTCCATTCTTGTTAGTTCTAATTAATTTTAAAACATAATAACCATCTTTTTCTAATTTTTTAATTATGTTATTCTGATAATTCGATTCTTTCATAAAACCTATTTGTAAAGTTTTTCTTTTTGCTTACTGCATTATATATTTGTTTTTCAATACCGCAATCACTAATAATAAAATAAACATTACTTTTTAGTCTTTCAATAGTTGTCATCCTGTCCCTAAATTGAAAATAAGTAGTAGCTGAGAAATCTATATTGATCGCAACGATACTATCAGCTTTTTCTAATTTTATACCCTCTCTTCCACTTACAAATTGTAAAGCAATAGTTTTATTAGTAGTATTAAACTCTTCAATATCTTGAGTTATATCGAAGTGCTTATTTAACATTTCTAACTCAGCTTTAAATTTATAGAAAATAGCAATCTTTTCATCTTTGAAATAATCTTTAATAAATAATGCTTTAGATTCATCTATAATAATAGATTTTCCACTCTCCTCTAGTATACAAGTTCCAGAACTTAGTTGGTGTATTTTTTGCATTTCTTTCACTGCGGTGTCGGCTAATATTACATCTGTTTTTCCTTTAAAAACCTTATCTTTTCTTAGTTTTTTTATAATGTGTTTAGTTGTTTTATTCATTTCAACTTTAAGAAAGTGTTCAATAATTTCATTTTTAAAACCAGCTTCTTTCTGGGAGTAAGATAAGAAATTTAATTTATTAATATCAAAATGACAATCCGTATAATCTTTAACCATAAATCCGTTAATCATTTTTTGTGTTATAAAACAATATTCTTTTGCCCACTTATAAAAGTTTAATCAAACAAAAGGACTTTTT